TCTATATATTCACTGTCATCATCAAAAGCGGCTTGTACAACAGATGTCAGGCTGGACAATGATCCGTCAATTATAAGTGCCCCGCCCTTTGCAATCAGCCATTTTCTATATAATGCATCAGATATAGGCTCATTAAGTGTTTCTCCTGTAGCAAAAGGGCCTTGATCAAAACCGAGACCATTATCATCAAACCCGAAAGTAGTAAACTGATCAGGGGGGAAATCAGGCCTTGGAAAATTTATCCTTGCCCCTATAAGATCAAGCCACACGCCCTCAGCAGTCAATACGCTTGCATTAAGCTCCAGGGCCTCTGCTGCATCAATAAGCTTTGCCTGAATAAGATCATTGATCCCATCAATCAAAAGCTTAATCTGAGCATCTCCCCGCGCTTTGCCCGTTATATATTGGCTGTTGGTGGTTACGTCTACTGTCATGAACTTGTTATGGCTATATCGTCAATTGATGCAATGGTTATCTTTTCATTCAGGTCTACAGATATACTGCTCTGGTCTCCGCCATCTCCAAGCAAGTCCATGGTCAATGTATTGACCACATGCCCTGGGACCGAGTTAATAGGAGTATAAAGTCTCTGTTTGTACAGATCCTCTCCGAATGTCATGCCGTCAACTTCAAAATAGTTTTCAGAATCAGAAGATCCTTCAAAGTCACCTGTTATATATTCATAAATTCTGGTTTTGATCAACTCCAGACCATTGGAAGGGAACACATCAGAATCAAGAATCGTGATATCAACATCAATCTCAATGTCAACATCAGTGCCTCTGTAAAAATGTATAGGCTCAGATGGTGGGCTATCGTAAACCGTAACATCTCCTACCGTGCCAGTGCCACCAGTCTTTTTGAGCCGTATGGCTGCAGCAATGTCAGCATCTGCCCCGCCCTCAACAACTATGCATATTGAATGGGCATCTATTGAAACACCGTCAACTGTGACAGGTGCAGAGGTGTCATTCTCTTCCCCCCTAACTTCTGTGACAGTATCCAGATCAGCAACAGCCGCAATAACAGAGTCAAGAGGAGTAACAGCATTTTTAGCCAATACCTCAAAATACCTTGCTCTATATTCTGAATCTATTTCCTCAGCTTCTCCAACTGTTCCGGCTCCTGAGTTGTCAATAGTTTCCCACCCTGAAACAACTGATACAATATTGGTGAGCTCATTGGCTCCACATGCTACTGCGCCGCCTTCAACCGCCTGAAAGGTCACACTACCCTCTCCAGCACCATCCAGGGTCAAGTCCTCAGTGCTTGCAAATTGGTCTCCGGAGTCTGTTTTTGCTAAAGACCCCGCTGGGATTAATGTTGCTGCAACGCCTGTCAATTGAGCTGTTACAAGAGTGTTTGTCTCTGCGTCTCTTTGTATGGACAGTAAAGAGCATTGACCATCAAGCTGATTACCTGACGCAGATAAAACATTCATAGCCTGAGAAATATATACAAGCACATCATCCGCTTGAGACATTGACAAAGATTTATTTCCAATGACCTGCCCCTGTGGGGTATCTGGATCAACATTAAAATCAGACCCGAATGCAGTTTGAAAAACAGTATTTAAAAACTCAACATACTCATCAAGAGTGGTGGGAGTAATCCCTGTGCTGTCAACTGTTGCCATTATATATTAACCTCGGCTGTTGTTGTTCCGTATATCGTGTTGATGGTTGCCGTATAGGTAAAAACCCTTGTGTCTGGGTCAAGGTCTGTTTCAATTTCCCCTATGCTTGTAACCTCTTCTTCCTTCAAAATCTCATTGTTTAATATGCTTGCTGCAAGCCCTGGGTCAACTGGCTTTTTCATTATGTCCTGTAGGTATGGTACCCCTGCATTTACATCAAGCAGCCATGTGCCTTTGAATAAGGACAGCCTCTCATTGACCTTGAGCCTCAAAGCTTCCAGATCCTCAAGCACTACAATTTCACCATTGGCATCAAGCTCTATTGGGAATTGCCAGTTTCTCATGGTAATTTCACGTTTGACACCTCTGCCCCGCTCATGTCTGCTGTTGCAGGTGTGGCGGTTGCGGCAGGGGCTCCAACGGCTCCTCCATGTGTATGACCATTATATACAGATACAAAAGCATTTACCTCGGACACCAAAGTATCAAAAGCTGACTTCATGTCAGTGAATGCTATTGCTGTATCAGCATTGCCCTGTATCTCCACGTTTCCATCTGTATTGATCTTTATGAGCCCATCCTCAATATAAATATGATCAACCCCATCCTCAGACTGCAAAGTAATTCCGTCTTCAGTTGCTGGGGTTACGCTTAAAGCTCCAAACCCTGGCAAGATAAAACAGTCTTCCTTGGCAAACATATTACCATCTGGGTCTGTCTCCTCAAAAACTTCTTTAAAAGCAGTAATCCCACGCTGGCTGAAACATATTACAACAGGAGTGCCAGACGGCAGAGGGGAAAGGAGCGAAAACCCCCCACCGCCTGGCCAAACAACCGGAACATTTGCAATACTAGATTGCTGCACGGTTGTTCCATCCGTTTGTTTTAGATTGATAGCAGGATGAACAGTTGCCCTTTTTGTTGCTGCCTCATAACTGTCTATTATTCCAGGGATACAAACATACATGCCCTTGACCATCTGCTCAAAGAAAAACTTTAAAGCATCAGTCAAAGAGCTATAATCTATCTCTGGATTTTTATTACTCACTATCAACCCCTAAAAATTCTGTAAAAAAATCTCCGTCTCTGTTGTCCCCATGATACAGCACCTGTGATACTTTGTAAATGCCTGTTACAAGGTTGGATTCTATTTTTACCCGTCCACCTGGCCTTATATTGGCATTGAGCAAGGATATTGCCTTAACTCCGTCATCAGTGACAGAAGGACTGCCAATCAAGCCTGAAGATGAATTCAGCACGGCAACAGTCTCAGTAGAGTTGCCCACCTCTGAAAACTGTATAAAACCATCATTTTCATACCATTCAATATCAAGTGGCTTGAGGATCTGGTCATATAGATCCGCTGTCCTTCCAGTAAATGAAAAATCATTCAGCATGCTATCCGGGATAAGCTCAAGCCCTGCAGTGGATAAGGCAAAGGATGATATTGTGTCCTGGATTACCTTAAGCACTGTTACAGGTCCATCATATGATACATTGGCTATTGCGTCAGTAATTGCAAAGACATTACCGCCCAAAGTGATAGCGGTGATCCTATCTTGCTGTTGTCGGTCTCTCTCTACCTTGCGGATATCTCCATCAAACAGCAATGCATACACACCTTGATAACCGCCCTTGACCCTGATCCTTGTGCCCGTATCTTTTATGATAGTTTCGGTTGAGTCCGACAGGTTATAGATCCTGACAAGGCCCTCATTGGGAGTGCTTGAAAGGGTCTTTTTTATCTCAAAGGTCATGTATAACCCCTCAATAGTAACCGCCGATCCGTCATCAGCACCCACAATTACCTGCAGAGCTCTCTTATATAGCCTCATTTAAGCCCCCTCGACCTCATCACCTGTTAGATACATCAAAACATGAGTGTTATCCCATGGGGTTTGACCAAGCTCATAATAAGGCGCAAGAGTAGGGACTGCAACAATATCACCCTCAAAATCAGAAAAAACGGATTGTAAAAGAGGAGATCCTGAATTGACTTTTTTACCTGAAAAAATAGGAGTTCCAACAGGGTACTCCATGGAGCAGAACCACCCTGCACCTATAACCTGATACCAGAAAGTCAGCTTAACATTCTGACCGCCCAAGGATGTCTTGAATGATTGCCTGTATGTGTTGGTTATGGGGATCACCTGCATTATACATTCCCCCGTATAAAATCAATTATCTCTGTTCCCTTTTCTTTGATCGAGTCAACAACGCTTTTTAACACGCTTTCATCTGCATCAATGCTTTGTTTCTGTCCCTCTTCAACTACACTGCCCTTGGTCTCCGCATCCTCACCAAGCTGGGATGCAGGCAGGGTTGTTGATTGCGATTCAACAATTAAGATCTCTTCCAGGGTAATAGAGAACTCAAGGCCCTGGCCCGTCCTTGATGATCTTGGGGCCTCAATTGCAGTTATCAGCATGTTTTCATATACTTCAAGGGCAGTGACAACGGTCAAACGCTCTCTTGCATCCTTAAGGGCAACGATTCTTGACCATGCCTCTTGTCCTCTTCCAGGTCCAGGGATAGTGATCAGACCGCCAAGCAAAGGGTTAAGGTCTGACACATAACCCCTTAAAACAAGCATTTTAGGATCAATCACAGCATTATCCGTCAGGCTGGACCCGTCCTCAACCGGATATTTTGTCTTTGTAACAGTCTGCTTGTGGTTCTCATCTGTGTAGATATCCACAATACCAACAAGACCATCAATCTCTGTCCTGGTCTGAGCAAAGAGGCCAACCTGAGAGTTGTTTAATATTGTGGCAAGAGCAACAGCAACCATGGATCACCTATATATTTGACTGTCAACATCCTGGACAGTGTTTTGAAGCTGTGTTTTTAATGCAGAATTTATGTTCTGAGCTATTTCCTGAGAGTCTCCGCCCCTGGCATCCACTATCACATTTTCAACAGTAACAGTATTGCTTGAGGTATTGCCCTGAGCTGTAGGGATAAAAGAGGCAAAAGACATCCCTCCATGCATTCCAAAGAGCCGTCTTTTAAACCAATCTGTAATAGATTGAGCAACGGTTTTTTCCTCTCCTGTTGCGATGTCTACCCCTGCAAAAGGATCGCCGCCTTGGAACACTCCCTTACCTAAGTTCTTTATACTTTCGGAAAGATTAAGGATTCGATCCATTGCTGTAACCATTTCCCAAAGAGGACCCAACCATGATTTTATTGTTTCAGCAATACCTGAGCCTTTTTCGCCTGTCCAATATTCAAAGGTCTCAACAAGTATATCTTTGACTCCGTCCCATGCTGCTTTCAGTGCCCAGATGACGCCCTCAAGCTCTGGGAATTTTGCAATGGCATCACCCAACAAAGAATCCTGGCCTTTGAAGTAGGCCGCGACATCATCAGCAAGTAAGGCAACAAGAGCAATTAAAGATATAAACAGCAAAGGCATTGCAAACATAGAGGCTTGAGCAGCTAAGGCCTGAGTTTTAACTAAGGCCCAACCAGAGGCAACAGTGGTCAAAATTCCCCCAAGGATTTTAAAAAATCTGGAATGCTCTCTTATGTATTGGGTCCCCTGAGCTATCAGGTTAAAAAGATCTGTTAAAGGCTTGAAAAGAAAAGACCCAGCCTCCATGCCCAGCTTATTAAGAGCCTGTGCCATGTTGGTAAGACCATCATTGAA